GGGCTGCTGGGCTGATCTCCACCCGATCCTCACCTTTATAAAGGGGTATGTCGATGAATGATGCAGAAAACCTGTCCAAGCTGCTCGGCCATCTGCCGCCGGCAGTATTTCGTAAATTCATGGTCGAGGAGTTCGAACTGACCATGTCTGCCCTGGACATGAAGCAGACCAAGCGTGATCAACGTGCAGAAATGGAAACTGTTCTCTCCGGGCTCGACATCACTCATCGGCAGCGCATCGAAGAAGTTGCCGAGCGTATTGTTCTGCTGTCAGATGGAGCCGGACAGGATGTGATCGAAGGTTTTCGTGACGACATCTTCGATCCGAAAGACCAGGAAGCATTTGCTGCGATTCGCAACCAGTACGAGCGCGCATTGTGGTTGCACATCAATGCGCCGACCCTGTTTGACGAAGCGATGAACGCCCGACAGGCCGACGTTTTCCGGCAGAGTGCATCGTGTTACTCGGGATTCATTGCCCCCAAGGATCTTTCGGTTCTGGAGGACGAGTCTTCCCGGCAGGCCTTTCACCATGCTGTTGCCGGCGAATTGGGCTGCGAAATCGACTCAGTCGCGGTTCAGGTATTCAAGCGGCTACGTCCGGACACACAAACAGGCGAGGAGATCGACCTCTATCAGATCAGCGTGCACCACAACCGGCCACCCGAAATTGTCGATTGTGTCCAGGCAAGTGAGCTTGTGTCCCAAGAGGTCGTTCGGGCTGTCTCATCGCACATCACCTATGAGCCTGCCAATGGCCATCTCGAGGTTTTGTCGAAGGACACCGATGGCCGGGAAGCGCTGGCACGCATCGTCGCCGATTCTTTGCTGCAGTCACCCATCACTGGCGACAAGATTCCGCTGAAGCAATACGACTACCAGAGCTTGGCTGGGCCGAGGAACTTCGACATCACTGGCGAACCTGTCGTCTCCGTCAAGGTGATCGAACTCGGCTACGTGGGTGACAACCACCGGTCACTCCTGATGAATATTTGGGCCAAGGATGCCGACGATATTCATGCTGCCGCGCGATCCTTGATTTCGCCGCAGTTTGATTTCCGTGATCACCAGCTCAACTACGCGAAGATTTCGATTCGTACCAAGAAAGTCGGGGCAGATCGTGCCAGGACGATTTCAGTGATTTTGCGAGAGGACAACAAGTGCAACATCAAGACCAAGCGGGAGAAGGATCGCGCACTCTGTGATCGCCTGCTCGCAAAATGGAATCTGGTGAAAGTCATCGGCAATGCCCCAGAAGAAACTCTCGACGCGCTCGCTGCTTGACCTGGTCGATCTGTTCGAGCAATCGAGCCAATCGACCGTCGATGCCGATGGGCAACGGCTATACGGGGTACCCGGATGGGTTCTTTCGGGTAACTCGACGTTGTCCGACAAGCAACTTGAGGCTTGGACCGATTGCGTTGGCTATTCGGCATTCTTCCCTGCGCCATGCGGGGAAGACCGAGTGGCGGTTGAAATCAACGAAGATGACGATCCAGATCGCTACAGTTATCGGTGCCCGGAAACTTTCCGGAAAAAATACATCAGCGCGGCAACGGTTGCTGTTCGATCGGTTCGTATTCCGCAATTCTTGAACTGCGTTGCTGACCTTCTCGAAATTCCGCAAGCATTGCGGCGCGGTATCGAAACTGCGGTCGTGGGCAATGTGCTCTGGAATATCGGCAAGATGCGCGTGGCTGAGACGCAGGTTGACGTGTGGCTGGCTCGCAATTTATCGTTTTCGATGAAAAGTGTGTTCCAGCACCTGCAAAACAGTGCATTGCCCAACCAAGGGGTGATCCTTACTACCGGCGGCAAGCTGCCCGCGATCATTGATCCCCCGAGGCAATATCGCGTAATCCCAATCATGGATGTGTTGGTCAGTCAGGTGTCATCGCCACACCTTGATACCGAACTCATCCATCGAATATTGGTGGCCGCCCCAGGCGCAAAATTTGAGGCATCGCTGCCAGTTAGATTTGATCCCTATTTCAACACGCTGGTGATTGCCACGAAATCCAGCAAGCCATGGTCAATCAAGGGGCCGAAACAAATCAATGCAGTCCGCTACCTCTTCGAGCAATTCAGGAATGGCCGGCGATGGGTGCCTGCCGGTGAAATTCTGGCGGACGTGTATGGCACCAAGGAATCGGGACGCAGCCGCCGAATGCAAAACCTATTCAGCGGAAATATGTTCTGGGAAGACTACATCGTGAACAACGACGACGGTGAATACGGATTCAATCTTGAGTAGCCATCGTCATCTCGCAGCACTCCGCACAACCGCCTTCGGGCGGTTTTTTGCTTTCTAGACCCCCAATTTCCACGTTTTTGTTGCGCCCGTACACGAGCCCGTACATGGCGGCGGCGGACGCCCGTACACCTCGAATCCGAAACTGATCTCACGTTTTCGCAATCACCTGAAAGGAGATAAACGTGAGTATCAAACACCTCAACCAACGCCATCTGGCCGACCGTTGGGACGTCAGCGAAGCCACTCTGGAACGTTGGCGGACCGAGGGAATCGGACCCGTATTTTTGAAACTGCAAGGGCGCGTGCTGTATCGCGTCGAGGACGTCGAAGCCTTCGAAGTCGATAGCCTGCGCAAAAGCACTTCCGAGCGCGTCATGGCCGGAGGTGCAGCATGAACCTCCACGAAATCGCATCGATGCCGGTCACGCAAGTGTCCGAGCTTCCCGCTGAAGTTCTACAGCAGGCCATGCTCGCAGCCATGACCAGTGTCACCCAAGCCAAGGCCATTCTCGACCACATCGAGCATGCCACCGACCTTCGGTATGGCGAACGGGCCAAGGCTCTTCGCCTCGATCTCGGGAAAGACACCGGTGTCGTTCATTTTGACGATGGCCATGTTCGCGTGACCGCCGAATTACCCAAGCGGGTCAAGTGGAACCAGAAGTTACTGGCTGACCTAGTCAGTCGAATTGCCGCCTCTGGTGACAACCCCGCCGAGTACGTCGACGTCAGCTATCGCGTCAGCGAAACGAAGTACCAGGCCTGGCAGGAATCCCTGCGTTCCCAATTCACCCCCGCACGCACCGTCGAAGTTGGCTCGGCCAGCTATCGACTCGCACTTCTTTCGGAGTAAACATCATGCTGAATTCCTTTATTGACCTTCTGCGCAAGAAATCCGTATGGCTGTCTGATCTCCCGGCCACCATCCGGGTACCGGGCCACGGTGGCAAACCCACAATCGACGGCCTCCAAATTGACGAGGCGAGTGTCGACGACATTGCATTCGCCATCCAGGGGCTGGAATACGAAGCCTCCGCCATCAGCGGCCAACTTCATGCCTTGAAGCGCTTGCATGACCTGGCCCGCAATCGTGGTGCGCTTGGTACCGACACGGTCGGCGCGATTTTTGGTGGGGAGGCTTGACATGGCCATGCCCATCATCACCGCCGACCAGCGGCTCGCTGAACCACGTGGTGTCAAAGGTGTCCTTGTCGGCAAGAGTGGCATCGGCAAGACCTCGCAGTTGTGGACGCTCAAGCCCATCGCCTCGCTGTTCTTTGATCTTGAGGCGGGCGATCTGGCCGTCGAGGGCTGGACGGGCGACACGGTTCGTCCCCGCACCTGGCAGGAATGCCGTGATTTCGCAGTGTTTATCGGTGGCCCGAATCCAGCGCTGCGCGATGACCAGCCTTACAGCCAAGCGCATTTCGATGCGGTGTGTGAGCGATTCGGCGATCCGTCCGTCCTCGATAAGTACGACACCATATTCGTCGATTCGATCACGGTCGCCGGTCGTTTGTGCCTGCAATGGTGCAAAGGACAGCCGCAAGCCTATTCGGAAAAGACCGGAAAACCCGACAGCCGTGGTGCCTATGGGCTCATGGGCCAGGAAATGATCGGCTGGCTGACCCACTTGCAGCACACGCGGCGCAAGAACGTCTGGTTCGTCGGCATCCTGAACGAGGCGCTCGATGACTTCAATCGTCGCGTGTTTACGCTGCAGATTGATGGCTCTAAGACCGGCCTTGAGCTTCCCGGCATTGTTGATGAAGTTATCACGCTGGCCGAAATCAAGGGCAGCGACGGTGCTAACCATCGTGCGTTCATCTGCCAGACGCTGAATGACTGGGGTTTCCCCGCCAAGGATCGATCCGGTCGCCTCGACCTCATTGAGGAGCCGAACCTCGGCCGCCTCATGGAAAAGATCGCTGGCCCGGCACGTCCCGCGCCCGAGCGACTTGATTTCGCTGCGCACTCCCTCGCTTCCACCCCCGAATCCAACCTGACTCAGGAGTCCTGATCATGACCTATTTCGATTTCAATTCTGCTTCCGAACAAACCTCCTTCGATCTGATTCCGAAAGGCACGCTGGTGAAGGTGCGCATGACGGTTCGCCCCGGTGGCTTTGACGATCCTTCGCAGGGGTGGACCGGAGGCTACGCCACGCGCAATGCCAACACCGGCTCCGTGTACCTGAACTGCGAGTTCGTGGTCATGGAAGGTGAGTACGCCCGTCGCAAGATGTGGTCGCTCATTGGCTTGTACAGCGCCAAGGGTGATGAGTGGACCAATATGGGTCGTACCTTCATCAAGGCCATTCTGAACTCGGCGCGTGGCATACATCCGGGTGACAGCAGCCCGGCCGCCCAGAATGCCCGCCGCATCAGTGGGTTCGTGGATCTCGATGGCATTGAGTTCCTGGGCAAGGTCGACTGGGAGAAGGATCAGCACGGTCAGGACAAGAGTGTCATCAAGGCCGCCATCACTCCCGATCACAAGGATTACGCGGCTTTCATGGGCGGCGTGCGACCGGTTGCGACGACCAGCCCCGCTGCGCCGACACAAGCCCCGGGGCGTGGCCCGGTGTCCGGACGTCCCAGTTGGGCGCAGTAAGGAAGGAGCCTCGACATGATTCTCCGTCCTCGCCAATCCCTACTCGTCGAGCGCTCGTTGTCCGCGCTCGGCGATCATGGCAATACGCTTGCCGTCGCGCCAACCGGTTCCGGCAAGACGGTCATGCTTTCAGCACTGACCGGCCGTCTGTTGTCTGACCCGGATGCCAAGGCCTGCATCCTGGCCCACCGCACTGAACTGACCGGACAAAATCGGGCCAAGTTTGGGCGAGTCAATCCCGGCATGAGCACGACCGTGTACGACGCCAATGAGAAGTCCTGGTCGGGTCGTGCCACCTTCGCGATGGTGCAGACCCTGTCACGGCAGGCCCATCTGGACCAGATGCCGACGCTCGATCTGCTGGTGATTGACGAGGCGCATCACTCGGCCTCGCCCACCTACCGTGCCGTGATTGATCGGGCACAGCAGAAGAATCCGAAGATTTTCCTGGCCGGCTTCACCGCCACCCCGAACAGGGGTGACGGCAAGGGTCTTCGGGAGGTGTTCAGTAACGTCGCCGATCAGATCACTCTCGGAGAGATGATCGCTGCCGGCCATCTGGTGCCACCGCGCACCTTTGTGATCGACGTTGGTGCGCAGGAAGCCTTGTCCAAGGTTCGTCGTACCGCCGATGACTTCGATATGGTCGAGGTCGCCGCCATTCTCAATAAGGCCGTCATCAACGACTCGGTGGTCGGGCATTGGAAAGCCAAGGCTGCCGGTCGCAAAACCATCGTGTTCTGCTCCACCTTGGCCCATGCCGACAGTGTCTGTCAGGCATTCAACGCGGCGGACGTGAATGCCATGGTAGTCAGCGGTGATCTGCCCGATGCAGAACGCAAATCGCGTCTGGCCGCTTACGAGTCGGGGTCCGTGCAGGTGCTGGTCAACGTCGCTGTCCTGACCGAAGGGTACGACTACACCCCGACCAGTTGCGTGATTCTTCTACGTCTGAGTTCGTTTAAGTCAACGCTGATCCAGATGGTCGGCCGTGGATTGCGCACCGTCGATCCCGAGGAGTTCCCGGGCGTCATCAAAACCGACTGCATCGTCCTCGATTTCGGTACCGCGACGCTCATGCATGGCTGCCTTGAGCAGGACGTCGATCTGGATGGCAAGCAGAAGTCCGAGGACGGGGCCAAGAAAGCCTGTCCGGAATGCAATGCTGAAGTTCCGGTTGCCACTCAGGAATGTCCCATTTGCGGATTCGTCTGGCCCGATGACGTTGACGACGATGTCGAAGTCACCGGGTCATTGCGCCAGCCACTTTCTGATTTCGTCATGAGCGAGATTGATCTGCTCAAGCGTTCGAACTTCCGCTGGTGTGACCTGTTTGGTAGTGACGATGCTTTGATGGCCACTGGCTTTCACGCTTGGAGCGGCATCTTCTTCCTGAATGGACGCTGGTGTGCAGTCGGTGGCGGGAAGGGTTTGCAATCGCATTTGCTGGCCATCGGTGATCGCACAGTCTGCATGGCCAAGGCCGATGACTGGATGAACGAGCATGAATCCGTCGACTCGGCTCACAAAACCCGGCGCTGGTTGAACGAGCCGCCATCCCCCAAGCAGTTGCAGTACCTGCCGGAAGCCGTGCGTGCCGACTTTGGCATGACCCGCTACCAAGCGTCAGCGTTGCTGGCTTTCCAGTTCAACAAATCTGTCATCAATCGCCTGGTACGTGCCGCCAACGAAGAATATCGGGAGGCGGCGTGATATGCGCAATTTGTTCACGACAGGCCAAAGGGTTCGGCTGGTCCAACACCAGCTACCCACGACACGATCCGCGACGCTACTCCGATCGATGGGTGTTTTGCTCCATGCGCTGCCTGGATGCGTTCTCCAAATTGATGACCAGAACGGAGGGACGCATGGTTGATCCGTCCGAAATGGAAAGTGCCGCGATGCATGCCTGCTTGTCACCGCTCGGGAAGTACGTCAGCAGTATCGGCATGGACCGGCCGCTGGCGGACTACCGCCGCGATGAGGTACTGACGCTCATCGATGTGGTGGTCACCGCCTATCAGGCACGGATGCGCGACGAGCACGAACGCATGGCGGCCAAGGATCGTGCATTCCTCGAGGAGCGACTAGCACGCCCGGCTGTTCCGGCAGGAAAAGGAGTGCCGTTTTGATGCTCGACTTCAATCATCGTCCGAAATTCCATGAGCAGGTCTGCGCAGTGGTCGATGCTGCACTGGTCGCCGAACGCGAGCAGCAGCAGGCACGGCGCTATCTCGGTGGATCACGTCTGGGTGTCGATTGCATCCGTGCCTTGCAATACGAGTACTGCCAGATCCCGGTCGATCCTGGTCGTGAAACTCTTGGCCGCGTTCTGCGCATCTTCGAGGTGGGACACGTCCTCGAGGATCTGGCGATTCGCTGGCTTCGCCTTGCAGGCTTTGATCTTTACACGCGCAAGAGAGATGGTGGCCAGTTCGGCTTTTCCGTGGCTAACGGTCGTATCCAGGGACACGTCGATGGAGTGATTGCCAATGCCCCGCCGTCGTTGGAATTGTCTTTCCCGATGCTCTGGGAGTGCAAGACCATGAACGACAAGCAGTGGCGAGACACCGTCAAGCGCGGTGTAGTGGTGGCCAAGCCCGTCTATGCCGGTCAGATCGCGACCTATCAGGCCTACATGGAGCCCTCGATTCCGGGGATTTCCGCCAACCCGGCGCTGTTCACCGCCATCAATAAGGACACGCAGGAACTCTGGTTCGAGTGTGTGCCCTTTGATGCAGCGCTGGCTCAACGTCTTTCGGATCGCGCCGTGCAGGTCATCCAGGCCACCGAGGCAGGCGAAACGCTCCCACGATCTGCGACATCGCCGACATTTTTCACTTGTAAATCTTGTGCCTGGCAAGACCAGTGCTGGAAGCCGGCATGACAGCAACGATGGATCTATGGCGTGATTTCAATACGGCGGCGGAACCACGCGCCGAATTTGCTGACGATACCGAGGCGATTCGGGTCTCACTGCTCGACCGGGTGGAGGCCGTACTGCTGTATCTCTATCCCCAGGGACGCATTCGCGGGGCCAAGTTCTATGTCGGCGACGTCGATGGTAGCGCTGGAAAAAGTCTAGTAGTGGAACTGGGTGGCGCACGGCGTGGACTTTGGACGGACTTTGCAACGGGCGATGGCGGCGACTTGATCGATCTGTGGGCCCGTGCCCAAGGACGGACGGCGCAGCAGGATTTCCCGCAGTTGATCGATGAGATCCGGCAATGGCTCGGCTTCGTTTCGCCAGCGCATCTACTCGCACGTGGATCGCATCGGGTCATTCCGATGGATGAACTTGGCCCGTACACAGCGAAGTGGGACTACCAGAACGGGGACGGCGAACTCATTGCGTGTGTGTACCGCTTCGACCCTGAGCCCGGATGCAAAGAGTTTCGCCCTTGGGATGTCCGAGCACGTATGTGGCGGGCACCGGATCCGAGGCCTCTCTATAACCAGCCATCCATTCGCCAAACCTCGACGGTCATTCTTGTCGAAGGGGAAAAGTGTGCCGAGGCGCTGATCAGTATCGGTGTCACTGCGACGACGGCCATGAACGGTGCGCGCGCTCCGATCGACAAGACCAACTGGTCACCTTTGGCCGGTAAGCATGTCGCCATCTGGCCTGATCGTGACATTCCTGGGTGGGACTACGCCGAGAGCGCGGCGCGTGCTTGCGTAGCTGTCGGCTGTGCCTCAGTCGAGATATTGGAGCCCCCCACGGAAAAGCCGGAGAAATGGGACGCGGCCGATGCGGTAGCGGAAGGTTTCGACTGCCGTGCGTTTATCGCCAGTGCCGAACGGTTAGTTATCAAAGCGGCACCCCTTGGCTTGCCAACCTTCACCCTCGGGCAGCTACTGGATGACGATTCTCCACTTCCGGCCGATCTTGTTTCCCCTCGGGTGCTGACACCGGGGGGACTGCTGGTTTTCGGGGGAGCACCCAAGGTCGGCAAGAGTGATTTCCTGTTGTCGTGGCTCGCGCATATGGCCGCAGGCGCCACATTTCTCGGTATGTCGCCATACCGTCCGCTGCGTATCTTTTACATGCAGGCGGAGATTCAGTACCACTATCTCAGAGAACGGGTGAAGGATATTCGCTTGCCAGCGAGCCGCATCGCCATTGCCCGGAGCAATTTCGTTGCCACGCCGCAATTGCACCTGATGCTTAACGACGAAGGGCTTGATCGGATCATTCCAGCAATCGTCGCTGCCTTCGGTGTCGAGTTGCCGGACATCATCGCGATCGATCCGATCCGCAACGTGTTCGACGGCGGTGATGCCGGCGGCGAGAACGACAACGGAGCCATGCTGTTCTTCCTGTCACAGCGAGTCGAACGCATCCGACGCGAGGTCAATCCTGATGCGGGTGTGATTCTGGCGCACCACACCCGAAAGCTCGGTAAGAAGCAATTCGAAGAGGATCCGTTTCAGGCCCTGGCCGGTGCAGGCAGTTTGCGCGGCTATTACTCGAGCGGGATGCTGCTCTACCGCCCCGATGAGATGCGCACGACCAGACAGTTGATCTTTGAATTGCGCAACGGACCGGGTATTCCCCAAAAGCATGTCGACAAGCTTCACGGCGAATGGCGTGAGGTTGAGCCCAACGAACGGCTGGTCATGCAGGACTATGGCGAGAAACTCGATGCCGAGCGTCGTCGCAAGCGTGACGTGATCCTCCAGATTCTTTTTGAAGAGGGGCTCCAGGGGCATTGCTATACCGCTAACCAGTTTGGCGAGAAGTTCGAGGGCAAGGCGGGTCTGGGCGGCGAACGAACCATCCGTGACCGCATCTCGGCGCTGGCCACCCAGGGCTACATCAAGCATTTCCGCAACGCAGCGGACTACAAGCTGGCACCGCCACGTACCAAATACGGCTACATGTGCGTCGAAGGCATGTTGCTGCGCATGCCGGCTGGCGATCCTGATCCGGATACCGGCGAAGTGCCGATGAAGGAAGTCCGAGTCCTGCCTAGCCACTACAAATGCCCCCAATCGGGAGCCGCCTTGCCGGTGGAAAACCCTGAAGTGTGGGTGTACCTCGATGACGTAACCGATTCACAGGAGTCCGCATGAGCACACATCAGCAAGTTGGCAAAACCGTTGCCGACAACCCCACAATTTCGACCGTTGTTGGCAAGTTGGAAAACGTCTGTCAACTCGAATCACAATCAGATCAATCGATTACCGATTTGTCGGCAAATTGGCAGATTGGCAGCCCTGCCAACTTGCCAACTTCCGCAAACCCGCATGAACACAGGGTTCCTGGCGATTTTCTAGTTGGAGAAATCTCCCCCTCCTACTACGTAGGAGAGGGACCCAATGGGCCCTCTGACCTACGTGGAGGGGATGTCGGTCGTTCCCTGAAGGTTGAAGGGACTGAACTGCTCAGCACCATCCTAGCGCTGGATTTGGGTACGCACACCGGGTGGGCAATACGGCAATCGGATGGAACCCTCAGTAGCGGAACGACACACTTCACGCCCCAACGATTTGAAGGTGGTGGCATGCGCTTTCTGCGCTTCAAGCGCTGGCTGCATGAACTACGGACGTCATGTTGCCGAATTGATGCCGTGTTCTTCGAAGAGGTGCGTCGCCATGCCGGCGTCGATGCGGCCCATGCCTACGGTGGCTTCATGAGCCATCTGACCGCCTGGTGCGAACAGCACGGCACACCGTACCAAGGCGTCCCGGTCGGGACCATCAAAAAACACGCGACAGGTAAAGGCAACGCCAACAAGGACGAGATGGTGAGTGCCGCCCGGCTGCGTGGTTACACCCCCGGTGACGACAACGAAGCCGATGCCCTGGCACTGCTGCATTGGGCCATCGAGATGCAGGAGGCATGAGATGAAGATTCATATCCCTCCTTACCGCTGTCCCTTGGGGCGGACGTCGTCGCGAGAGGAGCCCGAGCACATTAAACGTCAGGGCTGGCGTGACCAACACATTCTGGTTGTCGCGGAAAGCGATGACCGTCTGGATTTCATGGAACGTGAATTCGTCCGGCAACTGGGCGAACGTCTGTATGGGGAGAAGCGCCGTGGTTGAATGGACGATAGACGATGTGGCTGCAAGGTTTGCCGAGGCATCAGAGACAGGGCGACGTCTGCCTCGCGTCAAAGTGCAGGGCTACTTCAATGTCTGGCCTGCCTTCGCTCGGGAGGCATGGGAGTCCGCTCCTGATGACGAGCACGTCTACCGACCCTTGCCGCCCACACCGCAGGCCATCGACAGGATGATGGAGACCATGCGGTGGGTCTTGTGGTTAGAGGAGGAGCAGAGACATCTAATCTGGATGCGCGCCAAGGATATCGATTGGAAGATCATCGCGCGTCGCATGGCTTGTCACCGCAGCACTGCATGGCGGGCATGGCAGAAAGCACTGGCTACGGTCGCCGATCAATTGAATGATGCGTCCGACAACAGCAAGTCTCGATTGCGGAAGTGAAGTTACGTGAAATTTATTGCGCTTACCAATCAGTGCGGAATCGTGAGGCTGGATGCAGGTTTTGCCTGTATTTAGGGCTGCAACATATCACGCAGTTTTTGCTACCATTGCTGCTACTGTCGCGAGCAAAGACCGACAAGCACCGCAGGCCACGGGTAACTGTGGCCTTCTTCATTTGTGAGTCTGATTTGCACGCCGGCACAAGAAATCGACGGGTCCTTCCTGTGCAATAACCCATGCGGGAGGCGACAGCCCGGCATTTCGATAGCGTCAGAACGCGAAACGAGGTTACCGGGGTTACCAGTTACCACCCCGGTTACCACCTGAACCGAGTTACCACCCAAATTACGACCCGCCCACTGTGGCGGGTTTTTGCATTCCATGACCCCAACCTTGAACATCGAATACCGGAAGGTCGAGACGCTGATCCCGTTCGCCCGCAATCCGCGCACGCATTCTGAGGCGCAGGTCGCCAAACTCGCGGCCAGCATCGTTGAATTCGGCTGGACCAACCCTGTCCTGGTGGATGGTAGCCACGGCCTCATTGCCGGCCACGGCCGTCTGGCCGCTGCCCGCAAGCTCGGACTCACCGAGGTGCCGGTCATCGAACTCGGACACCTCTCGCCGGCACAGAAGCGCGCCTACGTGATCGCCGACAACCGCCTGGCACTTGATGCGGGATGGGATGAAGAGATGCTCGCCGCCGAACTGGCGGAACTCACGGAGTCGGGTTACGACCTGACGCTGACCGGATTCTCCAACGAAGAAATTGAAAACTTACTGGTGGATGGTGGCGAGGAATCCTCGGCTGATTCCGACGACGATGCTGCCGACGAGGTACCCGATACGCCGGCCAATCCGGTCACACGCCCCGGCGATGTCTGGCAACTGGGTGCGCATCGCGTGATCTGTGGTGATGCCGCCGATGCCACCGTGGTCGCTGCTTTGATGGCCGACGAGCAGGCGGCACTATGCTTCACATCGCCGCCCTACGGCAACCAGCGTGACTATACGAACACCATCATTGATTGGGATGCGCTGATGCGGGGCGTATTCGCCAACCTGCCGATGGCCGCCAACGGCCAGGTGCTGGTCAACCTCGGCCTCATTCATCGCGACAACGAAGTCATCACTTACTGGGATGGCTGGCTCGAATGGATGCGCACTCAGGGCTGGCGCCGTTTTGCCTGGTACGTCTGGGATCAGGGGCCGGGATTGCCCGGCGACTGGAATGGTCGGCTGGCACCTTCGTTCGAGTTTGTTTTCCACTTCAACCGCCAGGCACGGCAGGCCAACAAGATCATGCCCTGCAAGTTCGCTGGTCAGGAAACGCATCTACGCAAGGACGGCAGTTCCACGGCCATGCGCAAAAAAGATGGAACGATCGGTGGCTGGACGGCTGCAGGTACGCCCACGCAGGACACCAAGATTCCCGATTCCGTGATCCGCATCATGCGGCACAAGGGAAAGATCGGACAGGACATCGATCACCCGGCCGTGTTTCCGGTGGCACTGCCAGAGCACATTCTGGAAACCTACAGCGACGCTGGCGACATCGTGTTCGAACCGTTCTGCGGCTCCGGCACCACGCTGCTTGCGGCACAACGGACTGGCCGCGTAGTGCGGGCCACTGAGATTGCGCCCGAGTATGTCGATGTGACCATCAAACGATTCCAGCAGAACTTCCCGGAGGTGCCTGTCACGCTGGCAACCACTGGCCAGACCTTTGATGCGGTTGCTGCAGAACGATTGGGAGCACAGGCATGACGATTTCGTGGCTGGCCGACAAGATCGAGCAGTGGCCGGCGGCCAAGCTGGTGCCCTATGCCCGCAACGCCCGGACGCACTCGGACTCGCAAGTGGCGCAGAT